TTGGCAAGGCGTAACAATAATTTATCCCCTAATGAGATTTTTGAAATGCACACAAACTATATCCAATCTGATGCTATTGATTTTCAAATAGCGTTAGAAAAATTCATTGAAGATTGCGAAATACGGAATTGTCGTCCTCAAACTATTCAGTATTACAAAAATGAATTATCTGTATTCTATAAAATTCTTCGTGAACAAGAAATTGAAGTTAATATTTACAGAATGACACCAGAAATCATTAAACAGAATGTCATCTTGTATATGAAGAATCAGAAAAATTGTAGAACGGTAACGATCAATACTCGGCTGCGTGCATTAAGAGCGTTTTTTAACTTTCTTGAACGAGAAAAAATCATTTCTAAAAAACAAAACCCTTTTCATGAAATCAAATTACTCAAAGACCGAAAGAAAGCAGTACCTACCTTCACAAAAGAAGAAATTCATATTCTTTTCAAACAACCAAATTTAAAAACTTTCACTGGTGTAAGAGATTTAACGATAATGATGCTTTTACTAGAAACAGGTATAAGGGCTTCTGAATGTGTCGGGATTCGATTATCAGACATAGATTTTCAACGTTCCCGAATCCTCATTCAAAATACAAAAGGTTATAGGCAACGATATGTACCGATTCAGAAGCAAATGAAAGAGCAGTTAAAAAAATATTTAGCAATTCGTGGCACATTAGATCATGATTATCTATTTGTTTCGATTGATGACACTCCTTTAACAAAACGTCAAATGCAGGCGCAAATTGAATCATATGGAAAGAAATGCGGTATTCATGCGACTTGTCATAAATTCAGACATACCTTTGCACGGCTTTCCGTTGAAGCAGGTGCTGGAATCTTTGAACTTCAAGCGGTTTTAGGACATACCTCGATGGAAATGGTGAAACATTACGTCAATCTATTTTCTGATGACGTGGTTGAAAAGCATAAAACATTTTCACCGATAGAGAATGTGTTTTCAAACAGAAGAAGGAGATGATTAAATGAAAACTTTCGGCACACTCATTTTTCTAAACGGACAAGCATTTTTGGAATTAGAAATTGGTGAACTCATTGCTTTAAATAATTCGTTCATTGTAGAAGATTTAAACGGTCAACCAATTACACTGGATGACAAATATGCAGGACAACAAATCGTAATCAGAAAGGCGGTGGCTTGATGAAAACAATTCAGTTGAGCGAAAAAGAATTAGCAACGTTAAAAGCGGCGGTTTGGGCGCAAATTCAAAATGTTAATAAAGATATTCGTTTTGCACAAGAACAAGGGAAAAATATTTCGTTTCTCCTTGAGTTGAAAAAAGAATTTGAGCAAGCATTTGAAGCATTAAAGTATGCCAATTAAAGAAAGGACGAAAGGAGATAAGAACATGAAAGCACTAAAAACAAAAGAATATGTAGTTTTTGCAGATGTGAAAACAACAGTTTCTATGAAGGTGAAAGCAAATAATCCGCAAGAAGCGGAAATGATTGCACAACGCCAATTAAATGGTAACTATTCACCCCGATGCTAGTGTGTAAAGTAGCCCAGCAGAAATAGGGCATTTCTGTCATAGAAAATGCCCTACGTAGCGGAAAGAACACGATCTATCGTTTCGCCTGTCAACAGAAGACACAACGAGTCCCACACGTTTTTTTCGTGCTTGGTGAGTGTGGAAACGATGCTCCTTGCGATGCAAAACGACTGCGCGAACGTTTCCTGACGAAATGTACCCGAGATGTTCTCTTTGACTTTGACCATGCGAAGATCCCGTTCGGCTTGGTTGTTGTCAAAGGGAACGTGGGCTTCACGCAAAAAGCGCAGCGCTTCTTCCTTTCGTTTTTGAAGTCGCCGAACGAAGGAGAGCGCTTTTTTCGGCAACGGTGTCATCCCTTCCAACTGATGGTTGGCTTTCTCGAGTATGCGATCATACACGTGCTCCCAACGTTTCGCTTCTTCTTCAGGAAGAAAGCCACCATGTTGTTCGACCACTTGTTTGGCATTTAATAGAAACGTGGTCATCCGTTTTGCCCATGTATGCCCTTGTTCGATGAATCCTTTCAAGTCACGTAAATGATGGGCATGACAAAGGGCATGTGTGGCTTCGGTGTATCTCGGGTATGTACCGAATGCATCATGCATCATCGTTCCTTTATATCGTGGAAGAATCCCGATTTCATCGGTTGCTTTCTTTCCACGAGAAGCGTGAGGAGCTAAGTACGTATATGCGGATGTACAGGCGACATGAACCCAGGCCTGTTTGCCATCGATCCGCAAGCTCGTTTCATCGACATGCAAGATGTCCGATTGAAGCAATGCTTCCTCGATGATGTCCATGTTTGGTTCGAGTGCTTCGCGACCTCGTTTGACCATATTGACAAGTGTTCCTGTGCTGATCGGATGTTGATATAGCTCTTCCATCATGTCACGTAAACGTTGATATGGAATCATTTGTATGTTGTATAAATACACGACAAGCGCCGTGATCCGTGGACCATATTGCACATGATTGGTGACGTGTGATGGGAACTCGGCTTGTTGCACGCATCGGCAATGTGGACATGATTTCACTTCGCGTTCATGTTGTGTCACTTCCATCGTCACGGGAGGCAGATCAAACACTTGACGGACATCGACTTTGAACGGTTTTACGTCACGCAAAGAAGACCCGCATCCTTGACACGTATCTACGCGATGGACGACACGATGATGTGGATGTTCCACTTGACGGAGCGTCGTTCCCTCATGTCCCTCCCGTCCGCCAGGCTTTTTGCCAGACGGCTCGCGGGAGGAACGCTTTTTCTCAAAACGGTCAGAAGATGGGGGCAGATGGCTATTAGAGCTGTTTTTTTTCGTGCGTGCTTCCAGCTCTTGAACGCGATACTTCAGTTGTTCATTTTCTTTGCGTAGCTGTTTGTTTTCTTGACGCAAATGTTCATTTTCTTGAATGAGTTGATGAATGAGCTGTTTTTGTTGTTGGACTTTGCTGATTAAGCTTTCAACCGTAAATACAGCTTGTTGTACCGTCAACATGCGATTCACCTCCTTGTCTATCAATATTCACATCATAGACAGGAAAACCAAAAAATATTCAGCTCACTTTATGAGGTGGCTGAATAGTTACATTAAATGATTTATCGGTAGCAAATATTAAATTGCATATAGAACACTTGAACGGTGAAGTTTTGAAGCCGAATGTCGAGAACTTTGAAATAGAAATCAATAGTATCAAAGAAGAATAATTAAAAAAATCGGGAGTGATGCGGCAACATCACTCCCAGTTAGGATAAGCATATTGAAAACAGTTCGGGTACTTAAAGCATACAATATTTTTTAAAAACATACAAGATGTATGCTTATTTCAATATGCTTATCCTATCGAACATATATTCGATAGGAGGGCAGACAATGAAAAGCGGTAATATTGAGCAATTTAAGCATTTGTCACAGTTTCGGGATTTAAAAGATTTTAATAATAACATTGAACAATGGATGATTGATTTAAAATCTAAATTCACTAAATCTGAATTGATCGCCTTAAAACGCCTTATTCGTTTCAGCGCAAAAGTCGCTGGTGTTTGCAATGCGAAGATCGCAACTATTGTTTCGGCTACACATGAATTAGATGGGATTGGTATTAGCCGTTCAACTTTTAAGCGCATGGTTACAAAAGCAAAAGCGTTTGGATTACTTACTGTTTATGAAACAGAACGAAAAAACGGTTCTCAATCATCTAACCTATATGTGTTTAATCGCTATCCAGTAAAAGAAGATGTTTCTTTTTCTCAAACAATTGAACTACCCAAAGAGGAAAAATTGGACTGCCCACAAACTAGCAATCTATCTAAAACTAGCAATCAAAATAATATAAATAAACGTAATAAAAATGTGTCTGACAATAAATATTTAGGAGATAAACTTGATGGTTCATTTACAAGCAGTAGAGTGCCAGTAGAATTTAGGGATTTAGTGAAGTGCTTTTATGACGATTACAAAGTGATCGAGGAAATGTGGAAGGTTATTCAAATTCAAACGTATTATTTATCATACTACACGCAGCAAAACCGTATAGAATTGGCTATTGATTCATTCAAACAATTAGTACGAAACATTAAACAAGGGCGGAAAGTACGGAATATTTTTGGCTATTTCTTTAGAATTGTACAAAAGAAACTAGATGAGGAATATAAAAGTATTCTGTTTGAGGTTGCCTAAAGTTTTTCATTGTGTAAAATGGAAAATTCGGCTTAAAAATGAGGTTGTATTATGGGCGATATTATGATTATAAAAAATGTAGATAATTACGTCAAAAAGCCTAAAAAAAAACTTGTTTAAAAAGTTATATTATGAACACTATAAAATAAATTATAATAAAACAACCGTTTTAAATTGTGTCAAAAAATCGGTAAAAATAAGCCTTTAAGGGAAATATATAAAGATGAGGAGGTATTTTTAGCGAAAAATCGTAAAAATTTTTCGTTTAAATTGCTATATTATGGGGAGTATATAATTTTCTGGCTCTTCACCAAAAGTTGTGCTTGATTTTTTATAACACGCTCTACTGACGCTTGTGAGGAAGAATCAGCAAATCAATGATTTTTGCACATTCTTGTTCAAGAAAGCGTATCACTTGTCAAGTACATGTTGTGGTGATGAACCATTTTTTCTGTGAAAAAGTGTCACAAAACATACTTGAAATATTACTAATATATAGAGAGAGTTATTTTTGTAATAAAGTGCGGAAAATTTGACAAAATAAATACTTGAAAAATTACTATATATAGAGTGACGAAAAATCGTAAAAAAATCTCTGAAAAAAGCAATATTATGGATACTATAAAATGAAGATTTGGAAGAGACTCAAGAAACAAAGATGGTTTTAAATCAATTTGTAAAAAATGCGATAGTTACACGAAAAACTGCAAAAAATAGCATTTTTACTTTAATATATCTATGTAAAGATAAAAAATATAATAAAATAACCGTTTTAAATCGTTCACAAAATTGTCATAATTTGTAACTGTTCAGCCATTACATAGAAAAAGTTTACGAGATCGGGTTTATTTCTGTTCCCCTTGTCTATACTATATAGATGCAACGAAGAAGTTTAACATATCCTTGACGGAAAAGCGGTTTGCCCATTTTCGACTGACGGAGGCAAGCCACAGGCTTGCCTCCGTCACGCCAAGGCGTGACGGAAGACCGAACAACCGCCTGCTTCACAGGCCCATATATGGGTCTGGAAGCGGCGTTGTTCGGTCGCCCGACAGTCGATCAAATACTCGGGAAAAACTACAAATGGTAAAGCTTCAAATTGCATCTATATAGTACCATCCAAGACAAGGGAGGTGAAAAGGATGGCAACCGTTGTTTTTGATTTCCAACAAGCAGTTTTTACACTCGAAAGCATGGTCGCAAAAATTCAGCGCCAAGCACAAACGATTGAAAAACTCGTTCGAGAAAACGAGCAACTACGTCAAGAAAACCAACGGCTTCGACAAGAAACCCAACAATGGAAAGCACGTATTGCAGAATTAGAAGCCTGTACGAAAAAAAACAGTACCAATAGCCATTTGCCGCCGTCTTCTGACCGGTTTGTGGCGAAATCTCCTTCTCGCCAACCGTCGCAGAAACAGCCGGGAGGGCAGCCGGGGCACCGAGGAACGACGCTCCGCCAAGTACCAAACCCTGACCACCGAGTCCTTCACCGCGTGACCCAATGCAAAGGATGTGGTCACTCTCTAGAACATGTTGCTCCGCTTCAAGTAGACATTCGCCAAGTGTTCGACCTTCCCGTGGTTCGCATGGAAGTGACTCAACACGAACGGGAAGTAAAGGGGTGTCCGGAATGTCATCTCGTCCAGCAGGCGGAGTTCCCTTTTTATGTCACAAATCATGTCCAGTACGGTCCAGCCATCACTTCCCTTGTTTTATACTGGAATCATGCGCAGTTGATCCCGTACGAGCGTGTCACGGAGATGGTCAAAGCGCTAGTGGATCATTCGATAAGTGCAGGCACAGTCGTGAACATGACGAGACGGTGGCTGCCTGTGGTAGAAGCAGCGATCAAAGAGATCGACGCGGCGCTGCTCGCTTCCAAGACGTTGCACGTCGATGAAACGAGCCTGCGTGTGAACGGAAAGAACCAATGGGTGCACGTGGCTTCCACTGCCAAGGTCACCCGATACGGACTTCATCGCTCTCGTGGAAAGAAAGCGACGGACGACATCGGGATCTTGCCACGGTACAAAGGAACGATGGTACACGATGCGTATTCGGTGTACCCGATGTACACAGAGGCGAGCCATGCGCTTTGCCACGCCCATCATCTCCGGGAGCTTCGGGCATATACAGAACTTTACGGCCATTCATGGTCGAAAGAGATGACCGAAGCGCTGTTAGAGATGAAACAGGCGGTGGAGAACGCGGGCGGAGCTCTACCGGAAGAGGAAGTCCGGTATTGGGAAGCCGTGTACGACGAGCTTCTAGCGAATGGTCGCCGAGAACTCGAGGAGCGTTGCCGACAAGGCAAGCATGAAGGCGCCCGCAACGCGCAGAATTTCATCCAGCGTCTAGAAAAGCGCAAGCAAGAAGCGCTTCTCTTCCTGCGAAAGAAAGAAGTACCGTTTGACAACAACCAAGCCGAGCGCGATTTGCGGATGGTGAAAGTCAAACAAAAAATTTCCGGAACGTTTCGTCAGGAAGACGATGCCGAGGCTTTCTGTGTCATGCGCAGCGTCATTTCTACCCTGCAAAAACACGGAAAGCCGGTTTGGGAATCGTTGCAAAGACTTCTAAGTGGGGAGTCTCTCCAAACGATTCTCCATTCCTTCTAGGGCATTTTCGATACGGGAAATGCCCTATGGGTGCTGGATTCTGAAAATCTCACGAATATTGGGCTGAATGGATACCATAATTTAAAGTTAGAGTGGGAAAATTTGTAAAAATTTATACTTGAAATATTACTATATATATAGAGATAATTACGTCAAAAATCCTAAAAAATTTTTCTCTAAATTGCTATATTATGAGGAGTATAAAATTTTTTATATAATTACGTCAAAAAAATGGGGGAAATTGATTATTTTTTACAGAATATAATATTATGAAGGGATAATTACAGGAAAAATCGTAAAAAAAAATCTGTTTAAAAACCTATATTATGGATACTATAAAATTTTTTCATGTGGGTAAAATGAAGAAAATTTAGTACTATTTAATAAAAAATGTTCTTATTTATGAAGGGGTAAAATGGTGCATTTAATAAAAAATGTCACTATTTATGAGAAGGTATTTTTCATTGAGTGCCGACATGATCGACATTCAATGAAGGGTATCTCCTTCAATACTTCTACAATTCGAGATTCTTTTGTGTTGTCTAGTGTCATATTTATTTAATTAATTCTTGTTTCATTTCTTAATCCTCCACTTGCTTTGCTCACTCTTTTATTTTTAAAATCAACGTACAAGGTGTTTTATTAGATTCATCTTGTACGTTGATTTATAAATTTGCTGGCTAATTCGTTGTTTTCTGATATTCGTTTGTGACGGTTGGTCGGCTTTAAAATGTCTATAGACAAAAAACGAATATCCTGCATGCACATAATCTTTTTCTGAAAGTGTTTTCTGTGTGTGTGCAGATGAAGCACGGGCGAAAAACACTTTCGGCTACACAATGATGAGGTTTGAGCATTTCGATTCGTTGTGTAGTATGTTCTGTGTATGAGAATTTAATAGGTCAGTTGTTTCTACAATGCAAAAAAATGCTCAGTGGAGTGTAGGCTTCTACACTCCTTTCAACTTTTTGTTTTGCGACTTCTTCATTATTTCTTTGCTTTTTCGCCTCCATTTTCTTGAGTGGGCTTTTTGCCTACTCTCTTTTTTTTATCTCTTTTTTACTCATATTTTTTAATTTTTCATGAAAGGAGGCGTTGACAAAATGGATTTAACACAAATTTCAATTGAGCAATTCGCAAGTAATGGAGTATTTGCACTTCTTTTTGTGTGGTTGCTGATTGATATGAGAAAAGAATCAAAAGAACGTGAACAGAAACTCATTGAACAAATTGAGAAACAAAACGAAGCACAGGAACGTATCGTTCAAGCAATCGAACGATTAGAACAAAAAATCGAAAAAATGGAGGTGTCAATGAATGGCTGAAATTACGTCTAGTGCATATCAAGCGTTGAGAAACTATATTCAAAACAACTGGAAATACATTGAGTTAAGAGATGATACAGGAAATGCAATTATAAGATTATCGCCTTCCGATTCAAGAGTTTCATGGATTCATAGCGCAGGAGATCAAATATTAAAATTACAAGTTGTCATTAAAGGTTCTAATACTGATATTCAAAAGCCGAAAACATTTGCTTCAAGTGCAATATATGATGTTGCTACTGGTGGTCAACCTTATTCAATCGAATCATTTTCACCATTTACTATTGAATCAGACCAAGACGAATTAACGGTGATTCATGAAATTCAAGTGCCGAAAGTGTGATAATTATGAGAGGTGCAGGAACGCAAGAAAATCCTTTTATTATTGAAACGTCAGCCGATTTACAAGCGATACAAAACAATCTTTCGGCTTATTACGAATTAGCAAATGACATTGACATGAAAGGTGTGACATGGACACCGATTGCGTCCGATCCCACAAACAGATTTACAGGAGTAATTGACGGAAAAGGACATAAAATATTGAATTTTACTATTAACGACACTACAAAAGATCAACAAGCGTTCATCATTTGGACAAATGCAGGAGCAACATTTAAAAATATTGCTTTTGAAAATGCGTATGTAAAAGGAAGAAATTACAACTCCGTTTTTGTTGCTAGACCATTTATGACAGTATTTGAAAATTGCTATATACAAGGAAGAATAGAGGGTACTTCATACAATGCTGCCTTTTCATATGCTTCTTCAAGTACGACATACAGAAATTGTTTTGTTGATGTGACGGTGTCGGGTTCATACGCAGGTGCGTTTGTTTCAGTAGACAATAGTAAATCTTTTTTTGAACGATGTTATTCTAATGCAAATGTGCCGTTTATACAGAAACCTAATACAAATTCGGGTTATCAAACTACATATTCATATTGCTACTTTAATAAAACAAAATACAACGGAACAAATCAAAACGGATTGAATGGTCTAACAGACACACAAATGAAACAACAATCATCATTTGCAGGATGGGATTTTACAAATGTTTGGTATATGCCACAAAATGATTATCCTAAATTACAGGTTTTTCTCGGTATTAAAAAACAAACGATCAACCTTCAATCATATATCAATCCTATTCAATCTGATATAACTAAAACAAATAAATCAACGAAACAAATACAATCATTTACTGATAATTTGCAGTCATTGACATTGAGTAAACGTGTAAAGAAATATCTTCTATCGACATATACCCTATCAATTACAACAAGCGTTCAGAAGTCAAATAGAACGGTTAGAAGTGTAACACAACAGGTCACAAGTTATATGAATCCTATTGATTCAATCATTGAACGCAAGACAAAGACATTTAAGCAATTATTGTCTTACATTGACAATATTCATTCTAATGTCAATGTAATTGTTCTGATACAAAATAAAATTGTAAATGGTTATGTGTCTGTATTAGAAAATCCTTCTTCATCGTATTGTATTGAACACAATTCTAATACATACACAATCGAAAATCCTTCCAGTGTGGAGGTGATATGATGGCACTGGCAGGCGATACAATACGTTTAAAATGTCATTTTAAAACGTTTGATGGACAGTTAGTTGATCCTGCCGACGTGAAGTTGACGATTTATGATGCACAAAAGCAACAAATTGAAGAAATTTCTCTTACAGACACCAGTAAAGAAAATGGTGTCTATTTTTATGACTATGTATTACCCGATGACAAACAAGAAATTATTTTCGAGTTTCGAGGGTTGTATAACGAAAAACCTATCCTTTCAAGAGGAAAGGTTAAAATTCAATTTTTTAAATGAAAATGGAGGTATGTGATATGGAAAATGAAAAAATTACTCAAGAAAATCAAACTCAAAAACAACAACAAGATCAACAACAAGACCAAACTCAACAAGTCGATATGAAAACATATCTTGAACTCGTTACAAAAATGGAAAAAATGGAACAAATGCTTTCACAAGAAGCAGAAAAAGCGCAAAAGATGGCTGAAAAAGAACAAGAACTATTTCAAAAACAAGTACAATTAACACTTAAAGAAAATGGTTTAGAAAAGTTTGCTGATATTGTAAAAGTTAATGATGAAAATGAATTGGCTGATGTTGTGAAGAAGTTAACTGCTATCGTAAACGAAATTAAAATTGAAACAGGTTATGTACCAAGCGATCATAAACAAATGACTGCTTATGAACAAGCGAAAAAACAAGGTAATACAAAGAATATGATTAAAGCGATTTTTGGCATGAAAGATTAATCTTTCGTGCCGTTTTTATATATCTAAAAAATTTTTAGGAGGATGATAATATGTTTACAAGTCAAGATTTTGTTTCAGGACAAAATTATGACCTTAAAGATGTTCTTATTGAAGTGAATAAAAAACAAACTCCTTTTGTTACTTTCTTAATGTCTAAAACAGTAAAAGCGACTAGCCCACAAGTGCATTGGATTACAGAAGAAATTGCAGATAGCGCAGTAACGCTTGCAGAAGGTGGAGACGCTCCAGCGTATGTAAAAGATACGCTTGCTCCACGTGATAATTATCTTGAAATTTTCGCTGCTACTGCTACTGTAACAAATACTGCACAGTATTCTAAAGCAACTGGAATTAATGATTTACTTGCCCATGAAGTTGAAAAGAAAACAAAAGCCATTAAACGCAGAATGGAAAATAAATTTATTCATGGAACTAAAGGATATTCTAACGGAGTTTACACAACAGACGGTATTCTTGCACAAATTCATCCAGATCATAAAGTCACTGGACAATTAACTGCTGATGCTTTTGAAGAAGCAATCGGCAAATTGTACGATGCAGGTGTTTCTGATGAAATTCTTGTATTCGTACCTGCTCGTATTAAGAAACAATTAAACGAATTAGGAAATGTTGAATTTTATGCCCGTGACAAATTCTTGGGCTTTGACATAGAACAATATATTACTGTATTCGGTACAGTTAATTTCATTCTTTGTGAAGAGTTAGGAAATAACAAATTCTTTGCAGTAAATCCTAACTATTTAGAAATGCCTGTTTTAATTCCATTCCACGCACAAGTAGAAGCAGTAAGTGGCTCTAAACAATCTATTTACCTTGAAACTCAAGCAGGCGTAAATCTTCTAAATGACAAAGCAGCAGTTTCTTTTGAAATTACCGAATAATTAAATACATAGCCAAAAAGAGGATAGCGCATCTATGCGTTATCCTCTTTTTTTATAAAAAAATTATTCATATTTTTGACAGAAAGGAGTGAAAGGAAATGAATATTAAATTGCGTGATGAGTATTTACTCAAGCGCAGAAAAAAGAGAATTTCACAAAAGGAACTATCACAAGTACTACAATGCTCGCAATCTCTATTAAGTCGCTATGAGCGTGGTCAATGTGGCATGAAAAAAGAAAAAGTTGAATTGTATAGACGTTATATAGATGAAAAATAAAACACATATTTTATAGAAAAAAGAAAATGGAGGTGAAAAAGTGAAGAAAGTACGGAACACGTCATGACCGCCTCCTTTTACTTCAAAAAACAAAAATTTTCTTTGGAGTAAAAGGAGGAAAGCAACCCTTCAATATGAAGGGTTGTAAAAGGGTTATTGACGAAAAAAATCAATATTTATTTTGAGTTTTTCTAAAAGGATGGCGGGAGTGTTCTCTTTCTTTCACCGCATGAAATGAAACAGAAATTAAGAGAACTATTCCCTGTTTGGTGTTCGGATTATACATCAAAACAAAATACACTTATTTTAACTGATGATTTTGATTCACTTGTAGGTTGCGCTATTGAAAAATACGTAAAAGGAAATGAAATTAATTACTTTTATAATTTTAAAAACATATTCGTTGCTGATAAAGAAGATAAACGGAAAGCAATAGGAATTGACCTTGCTTTACATAAGGGTAAATCATGGTGCAATCATGTTGTAAGAATTAATGAAAATGACTATGTGAATCCTCTTACAGCAAACATTAACGCTTTATTGAAGGTACATGCAGGTAACTACACAAAGAAATATTCCATGTCCACAACATTAACTATATGGAGTTTTTACGGTTTATCTTTACCAGCGACGAGAGAGGGAAAAATGATTCTTTTAGCAATTGATTCATCGTTCCTAGGGCATTATTCTGATAAGTTTAGAAAAATACATAATACATATTTACATTTGCTTGGCTTTGATGAATTGATTGATTTGCTTAACGAAACAACAAAAGCCGATTATTTACATATTCAAGAAAAGTACAATCTTAAATCAAAAATCATAATGAATGATGAAGGATATTTAGAAACTGATGTTGCCCTTGCAGAATTGCAAGAGTTTTTTGATTTTCCGATAGAGTTACCTAATAAGCAATTTACTTTAATGGCGCAATTTAAAACACAAGACGCTTATACATATCAAATCCAATCAAAAGATCAAATACCGAATTTAATTTCATTTGCGCTTACTGGCACAAGAAAGATGAAATATACAACACTTTGCTAGGAGGTAATCAGAAATGAATAAAAGTAATTATTTCTTTTGCTATGACAAGAGATTAAGGGATTTTTTGAGATGTGAAAAAAATATCGACTATATATGTGAAGGACGGCATTTGAAAACAGGAATGATTTTTACGGTCTTTGAACGTACGGAATTTCTCAATCAAGCCATTCTTGAATGGAAAAATCGTTAATTTATAGGAGGTAATCAAATATGATGACTTATGCAGAAATGGAACAATTATTACAATTTAATGATTACGAATCTAAAATCTTTATGCCGAATGAGATTTTTGAGGATTTAAAGAAGAATATCGACAATCCTTCACATATTGCTTTTGCTTATTCCTATATTTACTTCATTACATGGCTATACAGATATGCAAAATACGGAATGGTTAATGAACTGATTGAACAAAAATTCATTAAGAAGATATTGGGGTACAATGAAAATTATAAAAAGTTGGATTATTTGATTAAACAAAATGGAGTCCTTGAGCAAATAGGTTATATTCGCACAGAAAAAGATTTTCCTATTGCTTATTCTTATGATGAAATTGATGGGCTACAATTTCAATATATTGATGACTTCAAGGAATTTAGAGCATATATAAAAATGTTAAATGTACCGAAAAATTATAAAATTAAATTCCCTGTAAAGGCATTTTACAGAGATAAAGAATCAGAAGAGGATTATTATGAAGATGGTACATTCTTTTATGTTGATAAAACGCATTTAGTGCCATTTGAAGCATTTATATTTTGTATGACGAATGATGATTTAGGGTGTACAGGGTTTTACCTGTACGCCTTTTTGCGTTGTATGAATCAAATTTATGATGGATATAGAGTTCCACTTGAAACATTAGAAGAAAAAACAGCGATTAAAGGGCGGACACTTGATAAATATCTTGATGCATTAAAAAAATATGGGTCTTCACCATTTTCTGTGATTTCTACTCAATCCTAGAGACATGTTAGCTGGATGAAATAGGTTCATCAGTCAGGATCCTTCTTCCGCATACAGACCACGAAGTTGGTAGAATGGAAACAGTCAAGTGCTTTCCTTGACGGGTTCCATTCTACCAACTATCATACCGATAGCGGAAGAAGGGAGCGCTTAAGCAGCCTGACTGCCTGTAGTGTTCCCTGTACACTCCAGAAATACACGCAAACGAAACCGTTCTAGATTTCGATAGCCATATGCCCGGCGTTTGATGTTTTTGATCTTGTGATTCGTCCCCTCAATTCGGGCATTCGTATATGGGCACAAAAAGTAGGAAAGAATAGGCTCCTTCCACCTTTCAAGCGTGTTGGCTGCTTTCTGAAAAGAAGCAAAAGGGCTCTGTTTGGCTAACTGAATCCATTCTTCCAAGCGTTCCTTTGCTTCATGATATCCATCGGTTCGGTAAAAATCCCGAAACAACTCTTTCAGATAATAAGCAATGGAAAGTGCCGGATACTCCTCCAAGATATCGTCTAATCGAAGCCGTTGGTCCTTACGAAGCTTTTCACAGCCTTTCAAGAGAAGATATCGAGCCTTTTTCAATGGAGAAAATTCCTTTCTTGCTTGATCCAAGGCTTGTGTCACTTTTTGAACCACATGGTACTTATCGATGACAATCGAAGCAGATGGAAACAGGGCGCGAACCGCCTTATGATAAGGTTCCCACATGTCAAGAATCACCGTTTGGACCATTTCTTTCGACAGGATATTTTGGCTCAACAAGTTGATGGCGGAGTCACATTGGCGATCGGCATGCATTCCCATGACCGATCCGGCTCTGGCATCCATCAATACAGTTTCATACTGATGTCCCTTTTTTACAGCGATTTCATCTAAACTAAGCACCATTCCTTCTTGAGAAGATGCTTCTATCGCTGTTTGACGCTCTTTTGCTTTTTTCGATGCGATGGAGTAATAAATGCGTTCCAATGTTGTATATGGGATGCGGTGCTTTCGGCTAACCTCTTGAATGGTGGAGCCTTCGCAAAGTTCATACAAGTACTCACAAAATCGATTGGTGTAGTGTTGATTGGGTGGAATCGATTCCAAAGAGGCGGAAAACACTTGAGAACAATTCCAGCACCGATAGCGCTTTACCTTTATGAACAAGTACACCGGTTGATGGAAAATCGCCAAATCCCGTACTTTTCTTGTCCGTCTGTCGTGGACAGAGGAAGTGGCAAACCCACAATGAGGGCAACGTTCCTGTGTCTCTGTTTTCTCTACATGAATCGCATAACCATAGGAAAGAAGTTCTTGTTTAATCACTTTAAATTCTGGCAATCCTAGTGGTATAGAAAGCACTTACGAGACCTCCTTAATGTTTATTTCACCGCTAACATTATTGCCAGGATCTCGTCAGTGCTTTCTCTTTTTTGTCACTAAATCACAAAATTTGGTGATGAACCAAAAATATAATATGATTCACTGTAAAGTAGAAGATTTTGTTGTTGGGCTTGGAAAAGGTGAAAAAATGCCAAATACATATTTCACAAATGAGCCAACTAATTTCACAAATAACGCTAAACAGTATCAAAAAAGAAAGGTAATGAGTGTATACACATATTACAAACAACTCGAAGAAAAACAGAAACTGGCGATGCAAATTGAAGAACAGATGAATATGCTACAAAATAAAAATTAAAAAGGTAACAAATTTGCGGTATATATAACATATAACATTTAACTATATACTTTAGAATTAAAAAGGTTACAAAATTACGGTATATATAATATATAGAATAATTAATTATATTTATTATTACATTACATCTATTATTAATTATTATATATACCGCAAATATATAACCTTTTAGAATTGTAAATAAATAATACAGTAAAAATACACTATATTATATATACCGCAAAAAGATAACCTTTTTAAATTTCAAATGATGGGCTAACAAACGCTAGTCCATTTTTTTATTTAATCAAATAAATAGGGGGAATCTTTATGAAAGAATTTAAAGAAATGATGAAAAATATTGAAATGATACAAATGCGTTTATCGCTAATGAAGTTAAATCTTTTAGAACAACAATTGATTACAAAAGAAATATTGTCTGACATAAAACGATTAGAAAAATATCTTGAATCAAAGGAGGATAAATAATGAACATTCACAAAGCATTATCAAAACTGGAGTGGCGCAAAAGAGCATATTTCATGCGGAAATTTCAAATACGATCACCGAAAAATGAACATATTTTAAATATGTCTGATGAAGAATTTCTGAAATGGGCGGATAGAAAGTCGATGATCGTCTTTCAGAACTGGGAACAAACAGATGAGTATTTTGAATTGTATATGTTGTATATGAAGGGCAAAATGCAACGTGATTTAGAAACCGTATATGACGTTGTTTCAGAAAAAGCAAAACAAGGTGACGAAAAGGCGGTTAAATTGTTTCTTCAATTACATAAAGATATGAATCAACTTCAAAAAGCGATGAATCGGACACAGACAAAACAAGAAGAAGTGAAAGAAGATGAGGATGATGATTTAGAGATTTAAAAACAGACAGTATGTCGGTTTTAGAAGATAAGCAGATTTTGCGTAGGGGGTTACTCATATGTGAGGAAGGTATCGCAATAGTTGGCGATACCTTTTTTCTTTTTGCAGGAGGTGAGATTGATTGGCTAAAAGATTGACAAAAGAAGAAAAAATAAAAATCATTATGAATGATTTTAAACTGTTTGCGAAGAACTTCATTAAGATCGTTGACAATAACGGCGATACTGTACCGTTTGTTTTGAATCCAGAGCAGGAACAGTTTATGAATGAGATGTCAAAATATAATATCATTCTTAAAGGACGACAAATTGGCTTCACAACGTTATCTCTTGCCTACATGTTGTATAGTGCATGTACAAAGCCCGATACTAACTATATCATCATGACTCATCATGCAAGTGTAAGTAAATCACTTTTCGTTAAATTGAAGAAAATGTATAAAAATCTTCCGCATGACAAGTATCCGAATTTGTTTCCTAAAACACTTTTAAATAACAGGGATGAGTTGTATCTCGACAACGGCAGCCGAATCATTATTGCTACTGCAAGCGGTGAAGATTCAATTTCGGGTAATACTTTTCAATTAATTCACTTGTCTGAAATGGCGAAATACCCTGCCGATGTACAGGAAGAAATAATTGCAACATGTATTCCTGCACTTGCAAAGAATGAATCTAGTGCAATCATTATTGAATCAACTGCTTTCGGCTACAACACATATCAAGAAATGTTTATGAAAGCATACAGGGAAAAGGATAGTGTTTGGAAGGCGTTCTTTTTCTCGTGGCTTGCAGAAGCATATACAAAACAATTTAAGCATACATTCGATGAGGCAGAGGCGTGGTGGAAAGCAAATAACAACGGTAGACGAATGACATATGAGGATTTAGATCATGATGAAAAGATTCTCCGTGATAAATACGGTGCTACATATAGACAATTAATGTTTAGACGTTATTATATAGCGACAAATTCACTTGAAAAGTTTAGACGTGAGTTTCCGACTACACCAGACGAAGCATTTATGAAAACGTCAAAGAGTGTATTCGACATTAATAAGATTATTGAACGACTTCATCATGTGATACCGCCTTTAGAAACAAAAGAGGTCATGAGAGTTTTACCCGATACCTTAAAATCATACATAAACAAAAATCTTTTCATTTATCATTTACCGAAACAAAAAGTAAGACACTATGCGGGTGTAGACGTTGCAAGTGGTCAAGGTGGAGATTATTCAACAATGTCTATTTTTGATGCCGATGGACAGCAAGTTGCTTCATTCTATGCGAATGATATTCCTGTTTATCGTTTTGCAGAAATAGTGAATGAATTAGGGCGTTTTTATAATTACATCTTTATTTGTGTTGAAAGGAACTCACTGGGATTGCCTTTACTGGAACGATTACGGAAAGATTATGGATATATGAACTTATTAAAACAGAAAGTGTTTGACCAAAGAGGTAAACGGAAAATGCAACTTGGTTTCCAAACAACAAATGTAACAAAGCCGATTATTATAAACGATATGAAGGAAATGTTTGAATTAGGGCTTATTAATATTGAATGTGTGCGAACTTTAGAGGAAATGAAAATTTATCAAGAAGATAACAAGGGGAGAATGGGTAATAAAAAAGGAAATAATTTTCATGATGATATGATTATCAGCGTGGCTATGGCGTGCCAAGCAATGAAACAGGCAAAATACTATGTAGATATTTAATTTTATTTGTTGAGCGAAAGAAATCAATAAATACCAAACTTGAACGAGTTTGCGCAGCATTGTGCATGTTCGTGCAGGGGTGTGCCAGTTGGTACACTTTTTTTTATTTCACTTTTAAAAAGGGGGAATATAAATGAATCTTGGTTCATCACCAAATTTTGTGATTTAGTGACAAAAAAGAGAAAGCACTGACGAGATCCTGGCAATAATGTTAGCGGTGAAATAAACATTAAGGAGGTCTCGTAAGTGCTTTCTATACCACTAGGATTGCCAGAATTTAAAGTGATTAAACAAGAACTTCTTTCCTATGGTTATACGATTCATGTAGAGAAAACAGAGACACAGGAACGTTGCCCTCATTGTGGGTTTGCCACTTCCTCTGTCCACGACAGACGGACAAGAAAAGTACGGGATTTGGCGATTTTCCATCAACCGGTGTACTTGTTCATAAAGGTAAAGCGCTATCGGTGCTGGAATTGTTCTCAAGTGTTTTCCGCCTCTTTGGAATCGATTCCACCCAATCAACACTACACCAATCGATTTTGTGAGTACTTGTATGAACTTTGCGAAGGCTCCACCATTCAAGAGGTTAGCCGAAAGCACCGCATCCCATATACAACATTGGAACGCATTTATTACTCCATCGCATCGAAAAAAGCAAAAGAGCGTCAAACAGCGATAGAAGCATCTTCTCAAGAAGGAATGGTGCTTAGTTTAGATGAAATCGCTGTAAAAAAGGGACATCAGTATGAAACTGTATTGATGGATGCCAGAGCCGGATCGGTCATGGGAATGCATGCCGATCGCCAATGTGACTCCGCCATCAACTTGTTGAGCCAAAATATCCTGTCGAAAGAAATGGTCCAAACGGTGATTCTTGACATGTGGGAACCTTATCATAAGGCGGTTCGCGCCCTGTTTCCATCTGCTTCGATTGTCATCGATAAGTACCATGTGGTTCAAAAAGTGACACAAGCCTTGGATCAAGCAAGAAAGGAATTTTCTCCATTGAAAAAGGCTCGATATCTTCTCTTGAAAGGCTGTGAAAAGCTTCGTAAGGACCAACGGCTTCGATTAGACGATATCTTGGAGGAGTATCCGGCACTTTCCATTGCTTATTATCTGAAAGAGTTGTTTCGGGATTTTTACCGAACCGATGGATATCATGAAGCAAAGGAACGCTTGGAAGAATGGATTCAGTTAGCCAAACAGAGCCCTTTTGCTTCTTTTCAGAAAGCAGCCAACACGCTTGAAAGGTGGAAGGAGCCTATTCTTTCCTACTTTTTGTGCCCATATACGAATGCCCGAATTGAGGGGACGAATCACAAGATCAAAAACATCAAACGCCGGGCATATGGCTATCGAAATCTAGAACGGTTTCGTTTGCGTGTATTTCTGGAGTGTACAGGGAACACTACAGGCAGTCAGGCTGCTTAAGCGCTCCCTTCTTCCGCTATCGGTATGATAGTTGGTAGAATGGAACCCGTCAAGGAAAGCACTTGACTGTTTCCATTCTACCAACTTCGTGGTCTGTATGCGGAAGAAGGATCCTGACTGATGAACCTATTTCATCCAGCTAACATGTCTCTAGGATTGAGTAGAAATCACAGAAAATGGTGAAGACCCTGAATCTTCAACAATACATAAAAGGATTTTATGATGGGCGTAATGATTGGTTTATTGAAGAAGTGCAGAGTGTGACGAATCAACAACGTATAATGAATGTAATGAATCTAAAAGATTATTTGAATGGGCAACATAAGATTCTTCAAAAACAGCCATACATGTACAATGGCAAAGAATTTCATCCACGAAAAATAATTTTACAATATGCAAAGACGTTATTGAACTTCCAAACATCATTTCTTCTTCAACACCCGATTACGATTACAGGAAAAGAGCGTATTGTTAAAGAATATCAAAAGGTAAATAAGCAAGGACACTATGACCGACTGAATCGTAAAATTTTAGATAAGATGTTGAAGTACGGGCAAGTGTATGAGTATGTGTATTTAGAAGGGAATAAAACAATTAAATCGAAACTTATAGATGCTAGTGAAGGTTTTCCTGTTTGGAACGATGATAATGAAATGATTGCATTTATACAGGCGTATATGGTAAATGGGATTGATTATTATATTGTGTATTCAGAGGATACAGTTGAAACATATGATAATAAAGGTGGAGAATTACGCTTAACTGGAAGATACGCAAACTTAAGTGGATTGCCGATTGTTTATAAAACAACGAATGAAGTCAATGATAACGAAGGTAAAAGTGAATTAGAAGATTGGATTAGTATTCTTGACAACATGGAAGACTTAATCAGTAAATATATGGATACTTTTTATAAGTTTATGGATCCGATTGCAGTTTCAATTGGTCAACAGTTGAAAGGTGAATTGCCTAGCGAGGTGGTCGGGAAGGGTATTAACCTTGATGACGGTGGCGAGTTTTACCTAGAACAAAATAAAACAGATTATCAAACATTCCAAACATTGTATAAAACATTGTTGCAAGCATTGTTAGATATATCGCAGACACCAGCCGTGAGTTTAAATAAGACAGATATAAGTAATTTGTCTGAAGTTTCGATCAAACTTTTATTCCAATTGGCAGAGATTAAAGCGTCAATAAATGAACAATATATGCGTGAAGGGATAGAACAGCGCTTTGAGAAGATTAGACGATTACTTGAATATAAAGGCGTAACGTTTACTGATGATGAATTTGATTCGTTAGGGCTTGTATTCCAGTATGCACTTCCAAGCAGCGATAAAGAAATTATCGAGAATATGAAATCGTTGCGTGAAATAGGTGGATTGAGTTTGCAAACGATGTTGGAACAGAATCCGTACGTACATGATGTTCAGCAAGAGATGATGAGATTAAAGGAAGAAAAAGGCACAATATCTAGTGGCAGTGAGAATAATTAGACACAAGATGTTGTGTTTAATGGAAATGTAGATGTGTAAAGTAAAAATACTTGACGATACTATATCCGCCTGCTCGCGCCTGTTATGAAATGGCGCAAAAAGCCAATTAAAAAAAGGTTGCAGGGCAGGGGCAGGCGGTCAAGTCCAAAATTTGGCTTGTTAAGCGCATAGATGGGTTGAAAAATGTAAAAAATTACATAAAATATGGTAAAAATTAGGGTAAAATATACTATAGTTTACATAATGCATCTTATAGGAAGCAATTCCCCATATAACAAACATTATCATGGCAACTGAAAAAGCATAAAACAATACCCCTAATTGCCAAAATTTGCCCGTAGCAAGTCATTTTACACACGCGCTAAAAAATTTCGGACGACTCTTGACACTTGTCGCTGGAAATCGGACGACTTCTTTTAATTCCATACCATCCAAAAACGTTGATATTTCAATACTTTTTGCACATTCACTATACATTCAAAAAATGCCTATAAATCAACGTTTTTTTAACATAGATGAAATATTGCTCGTTTCTATTGATTATTTTTTCGCTTTGCCTATGATGAATAAAATGAAAGGAAATGATGAATATGACAAATCTTCAACGTTTGCTTTTAGAAATTAAAGGCATTGATTTAGATCAAAACGAATTAACGGTATATTTAGATGAAAACGGTCTAAAAGCACACGATGAATATAATCCTCAATCGGCAACAAATAAACGCAACATATATAAAACTGCATTATCCATTCTTGAATCAATCGCAAACAATCCTTCTTTAATGAAAGTATACAAACTTGATGACATGACTGTTGCCGATTTTCATACTAATCTTATTAATCGTATTGACCAACTCGAAAGAAAAATTCGCAGCATGAAAACGGATGAAGATGAACAAAACGGAAACGTATTCATGTTGTTTAATTCGTAACGGAGTGACTGAAAATCACGCAGTGAGGGGGATGAAATATCATCCTCTTTTTTATGATGTTACCATTTTGGCGACATCATCTTTTTATGATGTTACTGGATAGGAGGTTAAAAAATGAATCCTTTTACAATAGATAATTCCGATTTTCAATTCCTTCTTGATACAGTCGGGGAAACGGTTAAGATAGATAATGTTGAGCAAAAAGCAATTGTAAATAATGCAAAAATCGGTGATTATGAAGAGAAATATATTTATACTCTTTCTAACATTCAACGTGGAAATTTAATTCTACACAATGAAAAAAAATATCTAATTGTGTCTGATATTACGGAAGGGAAACTGTATAAGAAAGCATTAATGCGGCATTGTAATTATACAATACAAATTCAAATAACGGAGAAGAGAATAATTGGATACAACGATTTCGGAGAGTCAATATACGAAACAGTGGTTGTTGGAGAAATTAATGTTTCATGTATCATTGATAAGTACACTTTCAAAATAGATGATTTTGCGCCTATTAGAGTGTCAGAAAATCAAATTATTGTTACGATGCAGGATAATGAAACAAATAAAAGTAAATTCACTGTAAATACGACATTTGAAGTGATGGGGGAAACATGGAAGGTTATCGATGTTGATATGACAAGGAATGGATTGCTTATTTTAACATGTGAATTATCATAA